GTCGCAGATACGGATGTTCCTGCTGCTAATCCAGATATTGGAAGATTTGACATAACGCCCCCTCAATCAGTTAGACAAACCACCGCCAACTGATGTCCCAGTCGTCTGTGTAAGGCCGCTGCCATTAGGCAGCCCAGTGCCATTATTTAATCCGCCAGCAGCCATTAGTAAGGTCCATTGCTGTCTTGGACAAATGTAGTTGTTACGCTACCCGTTCCACTATTAAGTAGAACGCGAGCAAANACAGGAGCAAAAAGAAAATTGCTCTGCTTAGTCGCAGTAGCATTTACAACATTTGTGTCTGATGAATTAACCCAAGTGACATTCACTACTGAAACAGGATTTGTTGCACTGTTTGGATCGTCAAGGGTAGACTGAACCGTATAATTTACAGTTCCGCTTACCGTGCATTGAATTGAAATGTTTGATGGCGCAAAGTCATCAAAGCGCACCCAGTCGCTACCAGAAACACCATTTGTGCCAACAGTAATGCCGCTGACGCTGGTAGACCCGCTCGTCGTGATACGCGTTACAGTCGCGTAATCGACGGTTGTGGCCACAGATGAGCCGCTCGTGCCAGTCACTGTCTGCGACAATGCAGCGCCATATCTATCGGTTCCGACAACAGTAAAGGTAATACCGCTATCATTACCGGCGTTGGTGATCAAAACCTGTCTTGGTTTGTCAAGATAAGCAACGCCGCCCGTTGCAAGAGCGCCATTTAAGGTAACATTTGCAGCGCCAGTCACAGTCTGGCTCAACGCAATGTTATTTGCAGAAGCCGCCGCAAGGGGACCGACAGTGACAACTATTGGGCGCATTAGTCTTTTCCTTTTGTCTTTCCTGCACGAGCTGCTGCTACATTATCAACCAAGTTTGGATATGGTCTACCAGCTGCACGCGCCTTAGCTTTAGCCATCTTAACACCTTTTGCACTTAAAGCCTTATGCTTTACGTCTTTAGGTGTATCTTTTTCCCAGAATGGCTTGCTCATATCAACAATCCCATTTTCTGAGAGATTTATTAATACGACTATTAGGATCTGCAGCGGCAGCAGAACCAGTTAATTTCTTTTTCACGCCGGTCATACGGCTACAAAATGAAGAACGGCGAGAAGCAGCCTTTGGGCTCTTCTTCGCCTGTTCTTTAGAAACCGGCGGCTTCAGGTTGTGACCCTCAGCCTTGGCAGAGGCGCGGCCTTTGGCGTTTAAACCGCCAGATTCTGATTGTCCTGCAGCCCTAGACCAAGCAGGGGTCTTCAACTTAGTCATTTGCCTTCCTCAAAATTAGTGAGCACCAATTTTCAAGATCCCCTTGCGACATATCTTGCTTCATCCTGTTTACCACATCACAGACAAATTGAACATTATCTCTTAGATATCCCTTTGAACTGTCTATGCGATCAATACTTATATTGGTGTTGATGCGCCCCGATCCCGCCAAATAAGTCATCCTTACTCCGCTAATCGCGCAGTTACCTGATTGTTTTTCATAGATGTCCAATAAATAAACAAGATCAAGATTAAACCCAAGATGTTGTTTTCTCTTAGCCGCATGATTGAGTATGCCAGATATAAAATTTTTTGGGGTAGATGATCTTTTCTCAGATTTTGTTTTGTATATTGTCTTCTGGTTAATTTTAAGTCTCTCCAGAACACAAGATTTACAAGATGTTCTATATTTTTTAATGCCATCATTAAAACATCCGTTTGAATAAAATTCTTCAATTGGCTTTTTATTTTTGCAAATTTTGCAAGATTGAAAACCGCTTGAAATAATCTCACAATGTATTGGTCTTGATTTTTGCTGCCTAATCCTAACACGGCGGCATTCTTTGCAATAAGGCCTATATCTGATTGCCCCGTCTCCCCTAACGCTATGCGTATAATAATCAGAGACTGGGCGATCTTTTTTGCATTTTGGGCAAAATGCAGGAGCGTCGTCAGATGAAGATCGGATGATGTATGAGTTAAATTTTTGCATGTCACCATTATATGCCGTCCATGCAATATTGTCTAACCGTTATTTTTCTGCCATTGAGAAGACGGGGGCTTTCGCCCCCGCCATTCATTTTAGTAGTGCGATGCTTTACCGCGTGGCGTGCCAGAAGCAGCAGAAGAAAAAACGCCACCGCCCGTTGCGCGGCCCTTACGGCCTTTAGCAGCGGTGGACATTACCTTGCCACCCTTCTTCATTGCACAGCCGCCTTTTTTAAAGCCGTCGGTGCCATTTTCCATTCCTGCGGCAACGTGGCTGTTTTCGGCATTATAAAGGCTCTTACGGGAGCCTTTAGCATCCGGGTTTTTAGTCTGGGATACCATTTTAAAGCCCTTTCTTAAGCCTGAGTAAGACCGAACAGGCCAGTTGCGTAAGGCGTCATATAAGCCTGTGGCGACTGACGAACGATCAGCTTGTTAGCACCGCTGCTTGACGTAGCAGCATATGTTCCACGAACGTCGCCCGTCGTTGTGCTAGGCGTTGTTCTATCTGCAGGAACATAGCTTGATGCCGAAGTAACAAGCGTCGTAGCAACCAGCGACGTAGCATAGTTGACGATGACGTCACCGAACGTATCAGACCGCAGTGGGAAGCCAAATACATCAGCCGTGCCAACGGAGTAAGCGTGGGTCGTATCAGCCGTGCCACCCGAAAGGACAACAGACTTGATATACTTGAACGCTTTCTTGCCGTTAACAGCGCTGCCAGCCGTGATCGTAATGGCTTCTGACATTGGGTAACCATAGATGTCATAACCAGAAACAGTCGCAGTTGTGTATGTTGCGCTCGCTGCTGCAGTGACGCTTACTGCACGACCAAGTAGAGCTTGTGGGCTCCAGTTGTATAATCCCGGCGTCTGAGCATTATTAGGAACAGCGCACTGGCCGGGCGTCTGATAGGCAAGTGTTACCGTGCCTGAAGTCGCCGTCAGATTACCATTCGTCTGATAAGTGCCCGTCGTGCCCTGAGAAACCGACGTATAGGTGCCGGTTGTCGTGAGCTGAGATACGATCTGCGTTCCAGCAACAGTTCCCTGAGAAACCGTTCCTGAAGTTGTCAGAACAACCATACCCGGACCAATTGGCATCTGGCTGCTTGATGCGGTGATTGTAAGAACACCGTTACTGAATGTTCCGGTTACTGATGCATAAGCATCAAGAGCAAGAACAGTGTCAGTTGCACCCGTGTCTGCACGAACGAAAGACGTTGAGTAGTAAACGCCAGTCGTTGATGAGTTAGACGATACCAAAGTCAGTGTTGCGCTTGTTGGGTTTGCTGAAGCGACAATTGCCGCTGCAGAAGCCGAATAAGGAACAGCACTTAAGGTCGTGATGTTGTCTACGCCAAGCCACCCGAAATCCGGTGCAGATTGAGCCTCACCGGGAAAGTAGGTGTATGGAGTTCTCGGATCTAAGATACCCGTCCCTGAAGCAAACAGGGACGAGCCACCAATGTCTGGATTGTAGTCAGAAGGCTGTGTCGGGTTTTGCCCGAACACAACCAATGGACCGGAGAAAGAAGCATGAGCCATATTACTTCCTCCTTACGACGTTGGGAAGTTGCCGTAAATTGAACGCCAGTTGTAGTAGCCGAAAGAATAGCGCTCATAACCCTTAACAAGCAGGTTGTCTGTGACAAAATCGACTTGCATGTCGGATTCGAACTTAACTCTTTCCATATACGACAGACCATCAATGTTGGTTAGCAAGAACCAAGCATACGATGACGTCAAGAAGTCGTTCACCATATAACCTTCTGGCAAACCACCTGCAGTCATCATAATGGCGTTGACGTCATTGTCCGAAGTTCCGGGGCGCAGTTCAGTCTTTGTAAGACGAATTGCAACAGGCTCCAACTGAGCAGGAACAACAAGACGACGGCCGCGTGCGAACACTTTCAGGCCAGCTTGGTCTTTGAAGTTCGTGCGGATAGCAATCATGCTATTGAGCAGCGTAGCTTCGTTAAGATCAACCTGAACTGTAGGCGTATTAGCAATCGTGCTACCATCAATTGGATGCGCCGTCGAGCAGAGTGCTACACCGTCACCACCAATAGATGCATTATACGTCGTTGCAGTGTTCAGAATGTTAGCGCCGTAGATTTCTTTCGTCTGATGGAAAGATTCTACGAGACCAAGGTTCGATGGCATGAACTGTGATTTATACAGGTTGTCATCGATTGCTTTGCGCGTGATCGCATAGCCGAGAGCAATTTCAGTGTGCTCTTGGTTGTAGATGTAACGCTCACCAGCAGAGTTGTCGAAAGCGGTCTGNCCACCTTCGGTCTTCAGCTGTGCAAGACCCAAGAAGCGCATTTCCGCAGTGCGCTCAAGCGCCATTTTGGAATCATGCTTCGTGAAAATCTTGTCGTATTGAGATGGGATCATCTCATACTTACCCTCAATCCCCCGGAGGCCCGGAAGGAGGAGGTCTTTAATGGCAGAGAGATTAACAGCCATCGGTCCTTACTCCTTGTTAGACGCCTTGGAAGTTGCGGGTGAATACGTTGTTGAACATGACAACGGCCCAATCATAAGCCTGTCCGTTCGACAGCGTGCCTTGAGCCCCCGGAGGATCGTTGATAACGCCAACAATCTTGAATGGGTAGTTCGCAAGCGTGCCAGTCTGCAACGTAGCGGTGTCGAGATAAGCGCCAGAAATACCGTTTGCGGTATTGCCGNTGCCGATTTTGAAGCCAATTGTTGCATTGACGTCAGCGAGCGCGATGCCCGTGCTATCAGATTGAACAACAAACTTAGAGTTTGGATCATTTACGATGTAAGCGTAGATCGAACCAGAAACTGGATCGGTGCCGCCCGGATAGTAGTTTGACCAAACTGTGCGCTTCTGAACCGTTGACAGGTATTTGCAGCCAACGAAAACACCAGCAACGCCAAGAGCAGCTGGGGTCGAAGTGTCAGCAGACTGAGTAACAGTGCCGTCGTTTACGGCCGTTACTGGGTCGCCAAAAAAGATATTTGTAGAGTTATATGCAATAGGGAACTGAACTTGCTCATACGTCGGAGCAGAGCCGTTTCCTGCATATTGTCTAAAACCGAAATAGGCGGCAGTGTTCGCCATAACGGAATCTCCTTTTTACAGGAGGCTCTGTCATCGCACACCGGGGCGACTATAGAACCGGGAATAGTTAATGCTCCACGCCGGGGGAGCTCAGGTCAATTTAATGACTTGTGTGCATTATCGCATATTTGCAAACTAAAAGTAAAGGGGCCGACGAATCGGCCCCTATGAGTTATAGAACGCGTCTCTATAACTAATTTTTTGGGATAGGCATTGCCTCATAAGACTTTTTAATTTGAGGGCGCGCCTGTGCGTGATCTCTTGTCATTGTGCCATCAGGTGTGCCTGAAAGTTGCTGCTCTTTAGCACGAACTTGCAACCTTGCCTTGCGCAGATCGGCCTCCTTGCGCTCGTCAATGATTTCCTTCGGGCACTCCATAAGNATCATTCCCTTGCGTAAGATTGTGCGGCTTTCAGTATTATGCGGCATCATTTCTGGGTGGCGATTTGCAGGAACGGCCGTCCACCCAGACCTTGCAAGAGCAACCTGATACGTTGGATCTTCAGCTCCATACGTCGTGTGTCGCTTCCATTCATAAGTCCATCCATCAGGAATAACGTCTTCTGGTATATAGAAGTCGTCAGTGCCATCAACTACGTCCCCAAGGTGGCCACGGAGCTCGTCAGCACGCTGTCTAGCTCTGGCCCTTGGATCTTCCTCCCTTACAGGTGGACGCAACTCATCAGTCGCCTCTGTTGATGCAACAGGCTTTGCCAAACCTGCAAATTTACCTCCGCGTATGCCGCGGCCTTCGGTCGTCGTGTTCATAGATCAATCCTTAATGGCCGTAGCGGCCTTCTTTCATAGCTAAAGCTTTATTCTTTGCGTATTCTTCAGGAGACATACCCAAAGATGAAGCCATATCTGCCTCTGCAGCCGTTAAACGCATAACATTTGGTCGTTGCGTNCTGCGGGAAACAGGTGCCGGTGGTGGCTGAGTAGATTTCTTGGTAGCTGGAGCTGAGGCTGCCGACAGTGGGCTCTCAGCTTCTTGACTACGATCTACTTTATTGCGGATGCCAATACGGTTTTCGATGAACTCAAAATATTCGTCCGTATCAGGCGCAATGCCATCATCAATTGCATCCTCATGAGCGCGAAACATCTTGCGAATATCTCTCTCGCTCTTGAGATAGTCACGAGATTCACGCAACCACTCGGCAGAACGCTGTGAAACATTTGCCGCCAGCTGGTCAACAATGTCGCCTTGAGGCTGCTTCTGCTGGCCTGCACTCTCTTCATTGGCTTTCAATTGCTCTTTCATAGCCTTCTCGCCGCGTTTTAGGTCGGCAAGTTGATTGGCATTCATAGAAAGAGATTCTTGGACCTCTGCAGCACGAGAGTAGTCGCCAGCAGCCATAGCTTCTGCATATANAGACTTCAAAGTTTCGTTTTGAGCCTTAACAGTCTCAATTGCATTAACAACAAGCTGATAATCTGAATCAGATTTATCAATTTGCGCTTTTTGAGCCTGCTGTGTCGCTTGATGGGCTCGTCTTTCCGCCTCTAAGCGTGCTTGNTTTTCACGCTCAAGGCTCTTTTTAAGCTCAAAAATACCTTCTTCAGGCGAAACCTCATGTTTTTCCGCCTTTTTAGACTGTTTTTCAGGAGCGTCGTCAACTATTTCTACCTTTGGCGTGTCATCATCAGCCTTTTTTGGCTCTTCAAGCACGACTTCAATACCATTATCTTCGTTCGACATTTAAATCTCCATTACCAAGCCACATCAGGTGCAGGAACGCGCATTTTTACCTGCGTGTCCGATAGCATTCGGCACAGCACTCCATTGATGGTGATGTTCCAACCATCTGAAGGCCTGAAAACAAGCCAGTCGTGCATGTTAAACGCTGCCTGATCGAACCATTGACCGCTTTCATCATGAAAGGCGGAAGGTCCCATACCGACCAACAGACCAACTTTTCCTTGGTATCTGTCTTCGTCGATAGTTCTGTCGGCCAAATAAAGGCCACTCTTGGTTTTTGTCGGCCTAATGTAGACTGCAACAAGGATCTGATTGTTGAAAATTTCAATATTAGATAAGTCACCTAGATCTTCGAGCAGCTTCTGCTTTGGGTCAACATCATGTTCCATAAGCATAGCTGGCATTTTACTTTCCCCTTCCTAGTTAACGATACTTCTCCGCACATATCCGGTCTGCTTCACCGAGATATTCGTCTGCAAGGCGTAAGCCCGCAATCTTCCCCGCTAAATATTTGTATTCAGCATAATTTTCCAAGTGTCCATTTGAAAGAACTTCCATCAACCTCTCGATCTCAAGCTCAATCAAAATAAATAATTCACGTCGGTAGACGTGCTGTGGCGTTAGCGCAGTCAT